ATAGTTGATTACGTATTGGCTACAGGAACTACAGCAGGTGTAGGCGATATTATAGCTCTAAAATAATATGGGTAATGCGATAGGAATAGGGATACCTATGGTATCAATTGCTTTAGGCGGCGGCGGAAGCTCGGCTCCGTTTATATTTGACGCAATAACTACAGCGGACGCTGAGGTTTTTCAAATGCCTTTTAGGACCACAAGCACAGTTAACGCAGAAGTTGATTGGGGAGACGGTACTTCTGATACGGTAACCTCCTCTGCAGAAGCAGTACATACTTATGCTACAGCAGGAACACATACTATAACCGTAACAGGTACAATAAATGGTTGGTCATATTACTTTGCTAACCAAGATGGCGTAAGTGTTGACAAGGACCAAATGGGTAATGTTTATCAATGGGGTTCTTTTTTAGTAGATGAAGATGTAACCTTTTACCAATGCACGAACATGACTGTAAGTGCTACAGATAGGCTTAAGTTTACTGATAATTATAATTTTGGTTACTGGTTCTTTGGAACTACGTCAATGACAAGCATAGATGTTTCTAACTGGGATATTTCAAGCATGGCTTCTTTAAGAAGGATGTTTTCTACTACTGGGTTAACTTCTATTGACATATCAAGTTGGGATACTTCAAACATAGGAATCATGGATGGGCTGTTTAATAATAGCCAAAGTTTAGCCACTATAACAGGACTTGAAAACCTTGATTTCACTAGCCTAACAGATGCGACAGGCCTTCTTGAGCGCTGTGACGCTTATGTTACAGGTGCCTTTGATTTTTCATGGTTTACTCCACCTAATGTTGTTGCAACTGATAGTTTGTTTGCTAACACGCCAGCCACATCAATTGATATTAGTGGAGGATGGGCTCCCTCTAGAATAGCTAACATGTTTTTTAATTGTACTCAGCTGGTATCTATAGACGCAACGAACTTAGACGTTTCTAACGTAACTAATGCATTTGGAACTTTTAGTAAGTGTTTTGTTCTTACAACAATAACGGGTCATGAAGACTTTAGGTTTACGGGCATGAATGGGCAGATGCAAAGAATGTTTAGTGAGTGTCTTGAATTAGTTAATCTTGATCTATCACAATGGGCTGTTACAGGGGTTACAAACACCGCCCTTATGTTTTATTATGCTAAAAAATTAGTAACGCTGGATATGTCTGGATGGGATATGTCTTCAGTAACTAATATGGCTAATATGTTTTACAGTAACTCTGACACTGCTCTTACTAGCTTAAATATATCTGGCTGGACAACAGGGCCTTTAACTGATATAAACGGAATGTTTGTATATGCTAGAAACTTAGCATCAATAGATGTTAGCGGCTGGGACACCAGCAACGTAACTAGCTTTAATGGTATATTCTATAATTGTAGAAATATGACTACAATAGATCTTACTAATTGGAATTCTGATAATGTTACGGACATGGAATATATGTTTTATAATATGGACGGCGGAAGTGATCCTATTGAGGGGCTAGGTAATTGGAATACCGGGAATGTTACTAACTTTAGAAGAACTTTTCAGAACTGTAAATTTCGTGACCTTGATATAAGCGGCTGGGATACAAGCTCTGCTACAAACATGAATGAAATGTTATTTGATTGTGATTCTTTTGATGAAAACATAGGGTCATGGGATATTAATCAAGTAACCAGCTTTACTTCTTTTATGACTAATTCAACTGGACTATCAACAGCAAATTATGATGCTCTTTTAATAGGGTGGGCTGCGCAAATTCCATTAGCATATAATGGAACTTTAAATTTCGGTTCAGCTCAATACACATTAGGTGGAGCGGCAGAAGCTGCAAGAACGCAATTAATTGCTGATGTTGGAGCAATAAGTGATGGTGGAGGAGTATAAAAACAAGTTTTTAAAAAAAACGTGTGATTATATAATAAAATCAAATCTTATGAAAAATTTATTTATTACACTATGTTTAGTTTTAACGTCATTAACATTAACAGCACAAGAGGCATTTAATGGAATATGGGAGAACGAAGGAAGCAATTATTTAAAAACAATACTTGCGTCAGATTACGCGGTGCTACAATGTTTTAACACTTCTTTTACGGAGCAAGATGTTATAACAGAAGAGCTAATCAAAAAAACTAATAATAGTTTTACAACAATACTTCGTAATCCAGCTAATGGATACGAGGTAACTATAGAATACACATTAATAAACAACGATTCAATATCAAGTAAGTATACTGGAGACATCCGCGGTACTTATGGACTAACTAGATTATACTAAAACAAACATCATGGCTTACACACAAACACCTGGTTTTACTAAAGAAATGGGAGCGGGAATTACTAAAGTTATTAATAACCTGCAACAAACAGATCCTAAGAAAGATATCACATCCGGAGAAACAACCGGAACGAGTGCTAAAACGCAAGGAGATAACACAGCTACTCGCAGGAATTTAAACTTCAAAGAAGTTAAAAAGGATAAAGGGGGAGTAGAAAGCGTAGTTAATCAAACCTCAGGCAAAGAAATAATAACCAATGCCAACCAGAGACTCGCGAACAAAGCTGCTTCTGATAATAACTTGAGAGGAGAACTAACCGGTAATGTCAAGTATGATAATACTTCAGGCCTGTACTCGGCGGCCCCTTATAAAGGTAAAAAATTGATGGACGACGCCGGAGGGCATTATGGGTACAAATCTCACCAAGGAAAAGTTACTAAGTTTACGGGCATGTCAATTCGCGAGAAAAATATAGCCAAGAAAGATTACGAGAAAAATCAAAACATGTACAACGCTAAATCGAGCCAAGCAGTAGCTAGATTTAACAGCATGGCAAAAACACACAGAGATTCACAATAATTCACAATAATTAACAATTAACAATTAAATTAAATCAAATGGGTAAAGTAAAAAAAATCAAGTCAAAAGCAAAAGCAAACTCTATTACGGCGGAAGAATTAGCAAGCGTTAAAAAGGTGCAAGCGGATTTGCAGGCTTATTTAGCAAACATTGGAGTACTAGAGGTTCAAAAAGCAAAAGCTATCTATCACGTTAACATGCTTGAAAAAGAAATGGACGAGACTAAAAAAGATATTGAAGCTAAGTACGGGCCAGTTAATATTAACCTTGTAGACGGAACTTTCGAAGAGATTGTGCCGGAAGCAGTTATAGAGTAATATTATGGATAGTATTATAAGAAAGATTAGTATCGGGGCTGACTATAAAAACGAAGCAATGCATTACTCTGTTAAACAGACAGTTTACGGCGGTCACGAGATCTCTCACATACTATTCGAAGAGTCTGATAATTCTTATAATATATTTATAAAAAAAGTAGACGAGATAATGCCATGGAAGAAATTTAACTCTAACATGGCAATATCCGTTGAATATGACTTAGAATATTAATGCGGAGTGTATATGACTTTATCATAAAGCCGGTAGGCAAAAGGTATGATAACGAGGTAAAGGTTGGAGAGCATACCCTTATAACAAACAGCTCTATAGAAAGCTTTAAGCATGTCAACAATATTGCTGAGGTAGTTGAAACACCGGTTGCGTTTGCGACCCCTATAAGGAAAGGTGATTTGATTATGGTACATCATAATGTATTCAGAGTATTCTACGACATGAAAGGAATCAAAAAGAACAGTAGGTCTTTCTTAAAAGACAACTTGTTTTTTTGCGCGGTTGATCAAGTGTATTTGTATAAAAGAACAGACACTTGGAAATCATTTGGAGATAGATGCTTTGTTGCACCTGTTAAGAATAAAGACATTTTAAGCGCAGATAAAGTAGCTGATCTTATTGGTATACTTAAAATAGGTAATAGCTCCTTAGAGGAGTCTGGAATCAATCCAGGGGACATAATTGGATTCACACCAAATAGCGAATGGGAATTTGTTGTAGACAATCAAATTATGTATTGTATGAAATCAAATGATATTGTTATAAAGTATGGACTCGATAGAAACGAAGAAGAATATAATAGCCGCTGGGCGACTAGCGATTGAAGAATTAGTAAAGGTAGCAAAAGAAAAGATCGTTGACTCAGAAGAGGATATCTCAGCTGACAGACTTAAAAATGCTGCCGCTACTAAAAAGTTATGTATATTTGATGCCTTTGAAATTCTTACAAGAATTCAAGAGGAGGAAAGCATGATAGACGAATCGTCAAGGGCTTCAACTAAACCCGCTTTTAAAGGGTTTGCGGAATCGAGATCTAAATAATGGCATATCAACAGGAATTATACCGGATAGCCAAAGACTACATTAAGCCGCAAGCAATTAAGAAAAAGAATCGCTACGCTAAATGGGAGTATGGTTACGACAAGGAGTACGATCTTGTTGTAATAAGCAGGACAGGCAAGATAGGAGATATATATGTTATTGGTGATTTACATATCGCATTACCTTTGCTAGAAGATAAACTTAGCAAGGGAATTAATAAGTGGGCACCAAAAGAATACCCAAAAGAATTAAGTAAAATTAAAAGCGAAGCGGATTGGGAGAAGTATCCAGCTGCATTTAAAGAAAAGTGGTATGAATATATTGACACAGAGTTTAACAGGCGTGAAGAGGGTTTTTGGTTTATTAACAAAGACAAGCCTACTTATATTACTGGTACTCACTACATGTACTTGCAGTGGTCCAAGATTGACGTTGGGCACCCAGACTTTCGAGAGTCAAACAGATTGTTCTATCTTTTTTGGGAAGCTTGCAAAGCAGACAGACGAAGCTATGGCATGTGTTACCTTAAGAACAGAAGATCGGGTTTTTCTTTCATGGCCTCAGGAGAGACCGTTAACCAAGGCACAATATCTACGGATGCTAGATTTGGCATACTGTCCAAGTCTGGACCCGATGCAAAGAAGATGTTTACAGACAAAGTTGTCCCGATATCGGTTAACTATCCATTCTTCTTTAAACCAATACAGGACGGAATGGACCGACCGAAAACAGAGCTCGCGTACAGAGTACCGGCCTCAAAGCTTACAAGGAGGAAACTTGATTCAAACGAGAAACTCCAGGAAATTACAGGTCTCGACACAACGATCGACTGGAAAAACACCGGGGACAACTCTTACGATGGAGAAAAACTAAAGCTATTAGTACACGACGAAAGCGGTAAGTGGGAAAGGCCTACTAACATACTTAACAATTGGCGTGTTACAAAAACTTGCTTGAGATTAGGTAGTCGTATTATAGGAAAGTGTATGATGGGCTCAACCTCAAATTCATTAGACAAGGGAGGTAAAAACTTTAAGAAATTATATAACGATTCAGACGTTACAAAAAGAAATAAGAATGGGCAAACAAAAAGTGGATTATATAAGCTTTTTATACCGATGGAGTGGAACTATGAAGGATTCATCGATGAACACGGTTGGCCGGTTTTTGACGTACCTAAGAAAGATATTCTTGGTCCTCAAGGTGACGTTATTGATGAGGGCGTCATTGATCATTGGGAAAATGAAGTTGAAGGATTAAAAGACGATCCGGATGCGTTGAACGAATACTATCGTCAATTCCCAAGAACAGAACAACACGCTTTTAGAGATGAGTCTAAACAATCATTATTTAACTTGACTAAGATCTATCAACAGATAGACTACAACGACGAGTTAAAGAACAATACAATGGTTACGAAAGGAAACTTTCAATGGGAACACGGTATTAAAGACACAAAAGTAATGTTCTACCCGAACAAAGACGGTAGGTTTTATATTACTTGGGTCCCTGATCAAGAACAACAGAATAATATAATAATAAAGAATGGTATTAAATATCCAGGAAACGAGCACATGGGAGCTTTTGGTTGTGACAGTTATGACATTAGTGGTGTTGTGGGCGGTGGTGGCTCTAACGGATCACTTCATGGATTAACGAAATTTTCAATGGAGGATGCCCCTCCTAACCATTTCTTTCTAGAATACATAGCTAGACCATCAACAGCTGAAATGTTTTTTGAAGATGTACTGATGGCTATGGTATTTTACGGAATGCCTATATTAGCTGAAAACAACAAACCAAGATTGCTTTATTATTTAAAGCGTCGAGGATATAGAGGCTTTAGTATCAACAGACCAGATAGGTCTTACAACAAGTTGTCGGTGTCAGAGCGAGAAGTAGGCGGTATACCTAACTCAAGTGAAGACATCAAGCAAGCACACGCCTCAGCAATTGAAACTTATATAGAAGATTTTGTTGGTCAAACAAAAGAAGGGTACGGTGATGTTTATTTACAAAGAACATTAGAAGACTGGGCTAAGTTTGATATAAACAACAGAACAAAGCATGATGCATCGATAAGCTCCGGCTTAGCTTTGATGGCATGCAACAAACACAGATATAGTCCTAAGGGAGCTATAACCACAAAGAAATATTCCTTAGGGTTTAAGAAATACGACAATAAAGGAACCACCTCAAAAATAATGCAATAGATGAATGTAAGTACAAATACTAATAGTCCATTTCCTGATCAGGTAGTAAGTGACGCTGAAAAAGCAACGCTAGAATACGGATTGCAGGTTTCTCGTGCTATTGAGCAAGAGTGGTTTAATTATGGAGGTGCAGGTTCAAATAGATATCTAACTAACTGGAATAACTTTCATAACCTAAGGTTATACGCCAGGGGAGAACAAAGCGTTCAAAAATATAAAGATGAATTAGCTATTAACGGCGATTTATCTTATTTGAATTTAGATTGGAAGCCAGTACCCATACTATCAAAGTTTTCAAACATTGTAGCTAATGGTATTACTCAAAAGCAATATGATATATCAGCTTACTCGCAAGATCCTGAGTCTTTAAAAGCTAGAACGGATTACGCGGAGAATCTTCTTTTTGATATGATGACAAGAGAAGCCCGGGCAGAAGCTAGCGCGGTTATACCCATGGACCTTAGCCGTTCGGGTGTTCCTGATGGAGAGTTGCCTGAGTCTACAGAAGAAAGAGATTTGCACATGCAGCTTAAGTACAAGCCTGCTATAGAAATAGCGGAGGAAGAAGCTATTAGCACTGTGTTAGCTACTAACGAGTATGATCTAACGCGAGCTAGGATAAATCAAGATTTAGTTAATATCGGAATAGGCATAACTAAAACATCGTTTAACCCGGCAGAGGGTATAGTTGTTGACTACGTAGATCCAGCTTATTGCGTATGGTCTTATACGGAGGACCCTAACTTCGAGGATATATATTATGTAGGTGAAGTTAAATCTATAACAATACCAGAGCTTAAAAAAGAATTCCCTTATATATCTGACGAGCAATTAGAAAGAATTCAAAAGATGCCAGGCAATCGTAGAATGATACGAGGCTTTGAGAACTACGACTATAATACAGTACAAGTATTATACTTTGAGTATAAAACTTATACGGACCAGGTGTTTAAAATAAAGAAAACAGACAACGGTCTTGAAAAGGCTATTGAAAAAACAAACGAATTTGATCCCCCACCAAATGACAACTTTGAAAGAGTGTCAAGGTCAATTGAAGTATTGTACCAAGGTGCCAAAGTAGTAGGTACGGACATTATGCTAGAATGGAAACTAGCCGAAAATATGACTCGCCCAATGGCTGACACTACAAGAGTGGAAATGAGTTACTCCATAGCTGCTCCTAGAATGTACAAGGGAGTGATACAGTCGCTTATAAGCAAGTGCATTGGGTTTGCTGACGTAATACAATTAACGCATTTAAAAATACAGCAGGTACTATCTAGAATGGTTCCTGATGGAATATTTTTAGATATTGATGGTTTAGCAGAAGTTGATTTAGGTAATGGTACAAATTATAACCCGGCGGAAGCATTAAACATGTACTTCCAAACAGGTTCAGTTGTTGGTAGATCAATGACGCAGGACGGGGATATGAACAGAGGCAAGGTTCCTATACAAGAATTATCAAGCTCTTCCGGTATATCTAAAATACAATCTTTAATTACTGCATACAACTATAATATGCAGATGATTAGAGACGTTACTGGATTAAATGAAGCCAGGGACGGAGCTATGCCAGATCCTAACGCTTTAGTAGGCTTGCAAAAAATGGCAGCGAATGCTTCTAATGTTGCCACTAAGCATATACAGGATGCAAGTATACAGTTGACATTGAGTACTTGCGAAAATATTTCGCTTAAAATAGTCGACGCGTTAAACTTCCCTCTTACTAAAAATTCTTTAATGAATAGCGTATCTACTTTTAATGTAGAAACTTTAAAAGAAATTGAAAACCTCAACCTGCATGACTTTGGTATATTTTTAGAAATAGAGCCAGATGACGAAGAAAAAGCAGAGCTGCAAAAGAATATACAAATAGCCTTGCAAACAAAAGA